TCGCATTGAACACCCCCAGCAGGGTGCCAACTCCCCAGTCAACGCCCTGCCAAATCTCGTAACCCTGCAGATCCAAATCGGTGACAGGTGGCCAGCTCAACGTGATGCCAACGCTGGGGTCCAGGGAGGCCGTGAATGATTCCACATCGCTAGGCGGTGCGGTCTTGCCCAGGGCGGTGATGGAGCCAGCAAGCGGTTCAACCGATGGCTTAAACGTTGCGTTGAGGCTGTAAACCTGGAACTCAAACAATCCCGGCGTGATGTCGAGAATCTCGAAATCAACCGAGGGCTGCTGCGTGGTGGCCCAGTTGCCCTGATCCTTGCGCCAGCGCACCTCATACAGGCTGACGCCTAGCACCGGCTTCCAGCTGGCAATCACCTTGGCGCGCACCTGGGCCTGGTAGGTGTAGAGCGCCTCTGCAAATGCCAGGTTGGTAGGCGCCGCCGGCAGCTCGTTGAGATTGGTGATGTCTCTGGGCTGGAGCGGTGTGCCGTTCTCGATGTAGCTGTATTTGGAAGCGTCATAGCTCACCATGGTGGTTCCGTATGACACCCCATCGTCCTGCTCGGTAACGCCCAAAACCCGCCAGGTTGAGGCCTGCAGGTCGGTGGACTCAAAAACCCAGATCGAGTTTGGATTTGGCGCTGATCCGAATGCCGGGCTCACGGTGATCACTTCCCCTGTGATGTCTGCCACCGGCCGCACCTGCACGGTGCCGTCCGGGAGGATCACCGACAGCGTGGGACTGTTGGCCGTGCTTAGGCCTTCCGTGGAGTCTGCGGTGATGGCGCTGACCGTGGCGCTGATAATCCGCCCGCCACGCCTGGATCCTGCCTTGAGCGGGTCTGCGTTGCTGATCACCGTGCCCGGCCGCAGGATCGTGCCTGCCACCAGATCCACCGGCGTGCTGGCGACCTCGCTGTTCTGCTCTTCATAGAGCAACCACCGCCCCACGCGGGCGGCCTGCCCCCTGCTGGTGCAGCCGTAGCCGGTGAGCTGCGTGGTCACCACCCCGTACTTGGCGATTGCCGCTGCGTCCTCGACCGCCTCGTAGGCGATCTCCCTGGATCCGTCGATCCACTTGCCTAGCACGGGGTCGTAGTAACCAAGGTCCAGGTACGAAACCACCGCGACCGTGGGCCGTGTTTTCTGGCTGCTGTTCTGGTAGTTGATGCCGCCCTCGCCAGTGTTGGCGCTGGTCAGCAGGTAGCTGGGATCCGTGGGCCGGTCCTGGCTGATGGTCAGCGTGCCGCCGCCCCAGTAGGGCATACAGCGCATCACACTGCAAAGATTATTAATTAGTTTGTAGGCTTCTTCTGCGTTTTGGATGTTGACGTTGCAGGAGAACCTTGGCTCATAAATAATTGACCCATCGGTTGCGCGATGGCCTGAATCAACTAGCTGGCCAGCGTATTGGGAGGCAGAGTAGAAACTCCACTTGTCGAGTTGCTCTAGCTTGATGTGATCGCCGAATCCATAGCGGGTGCTGGTGAGCAGATCAAATAAAATCCAGCAAGGGTCACTACACCAAGCCGCCGCGCCAAAGGTGCCGTTCCACACCCCGGAGTAAATCAGCCGCCCGTTGTTTTGATCGACCGTTGCGTTGCTGGGGATCTTCACCTTCACCCCGCGCACCAGGTAGCTGCGCGACGGAATCGAGCTGAACTGCTGGGCGTTGATCCGCAGGCCCACCAGGGCTGAGTTCGGGTATCTCAGCCGGGCGTTTGTGATCTCCGTGTACGAGGCCCAGGAGAAGGCGTTGGTCAGTTTCGGATCCGTGCTGTCTGCCGTTACCCGCGTCACGCGGATGTCCGCGGGCCGGGCCCCGGTGAAATTGATCAGGTAATTTTTCTGATACAGATCGCCAGTGCGGCCGGTGATCGTGTCATCCACGACTGTCGTGAACCCGCCGCCGGCGTACTGCACCGCGATCTGCAGCTGGACGCTTGCGCCGATGATGTCGCCCTGATCCGTGAATCCCTGAAGCTGGGGGATTGAAATGGTTAGCCGTGCCGCGTCAACGTTTGGGCTGGTGATTGACTTGATGACCGGCAGGCCATTGAGCACCGTGGTGCCGACTCCAATCTCGCTCTCTACCCCGCCGCTGGTTGGAATTGCCGCCTGTCCCTGTGTTCCGTTGGTGGTGTAGACAGCAACGTCCTGGAAGTTGTAGCTGCCGTCTGCATTTTGCAGCGGGGTGTTGTTGATATAGATGGATTTTGCGCCATTCTTCAGGCCTTGAATCTCGCCTTCGCTGATTAGGTCAATGACCTTTGCGTACTGCGTTGAGTCGAGGCCGTCCCGCGCGGTTGTGGGGGTGTAAGCCTGGCCGCCGCCACCCTTGCCGCCGCCACCACCGCCAGAGCCAGAGATCAGGTTCTCGCCCGCAATCCGCCCGCCGCTGCTCATGTTGTTATGCCTGCTTGAACATTGCTCGGAACGCCAGCTCGCCTGGTGATTGACCAGTGGACACGCTGTCTGTCACCTGAACGGTGTCAATGCCTGCGCTGATCACAACTGAGCCCACCAGCGCCTCGCCGTAAACGATGGGCACCGGCACGCCAGCGCGTGAGGTGTTCTGGATGCCTGAGAAGGAATAGCTCTTCTGCGGGTCTTGCTCGCTGTCGGTTCCGGTTGGTGTTGCGGGAACTGGTGAAATCAGTTGGGCAACGCCGCCAATCAGCAAAGATGCGCCGATGCCAATCAGAAATCCAGCGCCAGGTATTAAGGCTCCAGCCACTATCAACGCAATCCCCGCAATAATCTTCCCCACCGCTCCAGCACCACCCACAACGGGCGCGATCTTGATCACCTGGCGCCCCGCAGGATCGTGCAATTCGTCTTCGCTCAGGTCGTAACTCCCGAGACTCACGCGATAGTGCTGGTCAGCCATGTGCTTTTCCAGCTCCGGCCAATTTGCAACCAGAAAACGAGCAGCCTCAGCCGCTGTTGCTACGTCGGCCTCTAGCGTGCGATGGCCAATAAACTTTGCCAGCTTGCCGTAAAGTTTAATCTTGCGGAGCATGGCGCAACCTCCTTCCAGTACATTTTAGGAGCCATCCTCCATACAAATCGCGGGATGAAAGGCGGTGCTGGAGGTGATGCAAGACCATCTGATCGCCCAGGTAGACGGCGCAGTGATTCAGGCCGTTGGCGCTGATTGACATCAACAGCAGATCACCGGGCTGTAGTTCCTCCTCTTCTGCCAGCTCCCGGAATCCGGTTTCTTTCCAGCAGCCGTCAAACATCGGCGCCGCCAGAAATTCATCAGGGCTCCGCGGGCGCTCCCAGTCACGCAGCTGCAGGCCCTGCTCCGCGTAGTAATCACGCGCCAGGGTCCAGCAGTCCTGCACTCCCCACACCCATTCCCGGCCGATCAGGGGGGCTTTGTAGCCGCAGGGCTCACACTTCCCCCACCCCAGGGTCTTGGGATTCACGATGCGCCAGGGCAGGCCCGATGCCTCGCACGCCACCCGATCCGCAGGGCTGGGTGTAGGCGGTGTGACGGGGTGAGAGTGAAACACTGCCACCACCTCGCCTGCATCTTCTGCCGCCGCCCAGTCGTCTGGGTCGATGGTGAAGAACCCACCCGGCTCCGGGCTGATGTTCCGGCAGGGCCAATATCTGCAGCGCCCCTTGATGACCACCACCAGCCCGCAGGCCTCCAGTGGGTCATCCGCCTGGGCGTGGGTCAGTGCATCGTCTCGCCAGGCCATCAGTAACCGCTCGCCCCCACGCCTGGGTAGCCGCCGTAAGGCAGCTCATTAGCCGGATCCCTGAAGGCGTAGGTGGTGTCTGCCGTGAATGTGTAGGTGCTGGCGGCTGGTGATGCCGGCATGAAATACAGCGTCAGCGGTGTGCCGTTGGCTGGGTTGCTGCCGTAGCCGGCCAGGGTGATGCTTCCTGATGCAATCGTGGCGATGGTGGTGTTGATGCTAGCGCTGCCAAATACACGCATCCCGACGGATAGACCCGTGGTGTCGATGGTGATCCGGCGGGTAGCCAAGTATGAATATCCAGAAACCACCGCAGTTGCCGACTTCACCAGCTGATACGGCCGCTGGCTCAGGGTCAGCGTGGTGCCGCTGATTCCCGCGATCGTGGCGCCATTCATGTAGGTGCCGGCTATTGCCATCCCCACCGCCAGCCCAGTGGTGTTGGCCACCACCAGGGATGCGGCTGTGGCCGATGCTGTGCCGGTCTTTGATGCGCTGCTCGACGCTGTGGCGTTGGCGCTCAGGGCCAGCGTGGTGGAGTTGGCCACGCTGCTCACCGTGGTTCCCGTTGGCAGGCCCCAGCCGCGGATCGGATCGCCCGGCAGGATGGAGGCGGTGCTGTCCAGGGTCAGGGTGTTGCTGCCTACCGTGACAGTGCCGGCGCGGGTTGTGACGGCGAACCTTGTTTCGCAGCCGTCGAGGCGTTTGTTGCAAACGTCCAGGGCCAGCGAGCCGGCCGGGTCGTTGTTGATGTCGAAATAGCCGGGCTTGCTGTAACTGCACTCAGCAGAGCGGTAAACCCAGGGGCAGATGTTGGCGATGCACTGCCGCTTTGGCGCCCTGACGTTGGCGAGATCGAAGGCGGAGCACATCTCAAACTCGACCACCTCCCTGGTTTCCGCTGACTTGCGATCCAGGAAAAACACCTCCCTGGGAAATTCGCAGTCAGGCTGCGGCGTTCCCAGGGGGTTAACGCCGCCCGGCCAGTTCACGCCGTCCAGATACCTTGCCAGGGTCCGAATCCGGGTGACCTTTGCGGCCTCCAAGCCATTGGGCAGCGACAGGATGAGCGCCGTGATGGTGCCCATGGTGTTGGACACGCGGATTTTCGGGCGGGGTAGCTGACCATTTCCGGAGTATTCAAAACCGCTGGCCTCAATGGCCATCGCCAGGTAGGTGTTTCCGGCCCACACCAGATTCCCACCGCTCACATTTGTGCCGGCGTGGAAGCGGTAGGTTTCGGCGATCCCGTGCTGGGCCACATTCAGCTCAAGCGTGAACAGCTCGATGACTGCACTAGGGGCGACCGATTGAAGCTCTGAAATTGGAACTGGCATCAGGGCTCAAACACCTGGCGGAAGGTGGCCTGAATCGTGTTGAAGTTGTAGGCCCGCAGGGTGCAGGACCATTCCTCGCAGATGTACTTCCCGGCAATCCCGCGGGGTGATGTCCAGTCGAATCTTTCGGCCCCATTCCGTGCCTCAAGGAACGCCAGGATTGCATCGCGCTCGGTGTTGGTGCGTTCCGAAAACACAAGGGGCCATTCCTTGGGGTCAGTATTCAGGCCGAAACGAATGCGGGTTTCGTAGCCGTCGCCGGCCTGGAATTTGCGCACCCGAGGTTTGCTGTTCTCGGTGGCTTCAAACGATGGGGTCCAGGTGAAGGTAGTCATTAGGCGAGGATCCCCCCAGGGCGTTTGTGATAGACCAGCCGCTGATCAACCACGGCGGCTAGGTCGCGGGCCAGGGCGCCGCTCTTGCCCTGGTCGCCTTCGGCCTTAGTTCCCTTTGCGTCAACCGCAATGGTGATGTTGGTGGTTCCGCCTCCGCCGCTGGAGATGACGCCAAGCTTCCCATCACGGCCCCGCTTAAGCGGGAGGATCCCCTCGGGCCCAGCCTCCCCCATCACGCCGTTTTGCATCGTGCCGCCCTGGGCAAACTTGAAGAACGTGGGGCGGTTGACGATCCCGCCAGCGGCGAAGGGGACGATCCCGTTGGCGGCGTAGGCGTTGCCGTTGGCGTTGCGCTTGAAGTTCAGTGCAGCCCCCCAGCCGATGCCCGTATCTCCAGCCCCAGCGGAGTTGAAGTTCTTGCCCAGGTCCATCCCGCCGCCGCCGGTGAATCCGCCGATCACGCTGCTAAGCAGATTGGTCAGCAGCTTGATTGCCATCATGCGCACTGCATCGGCAATCATCTGCGTTGCCATCTTGGTGAAGTAGCTAGCGAGATCTTTAAAGAAACTGGCCAGCGCTTGCTTAGCCGTCATTGCGCCAGAAATCATGCCCTCGAAGCTATTGGCGAAGGCATCTCCGATGGCGTTAGCGGCGCCAATGATTTGGTTGGCGGGGTCCGCCATTTCCTGAAGGCGCTCTTTGATTTTGGTATAGGCCTCATCGATTTTGGCCATGCCTTCGCCTTGCAGTCCTGTGCTAGGTGAGGGCATATACCCATAGGTGTCTTTTGGATCTATGGATGATGGCTTCTTCCCGAAATCCGGGTTATCAATTCCGGCCTGGCGGAGTAGCTCCCTGGTCTGCTGCTCCAGGTAGCCAAGGCGGGCCTTTTCCAGCTCGTTGCGCTTGATGGCTTCGAGGTTGCTTTTCTCCTCAATCGATTTGGACTCTTTCAGCTTGCTGGTGAAGTCCTGTTCGATCCGCAGTTTCTGCAGTGCGTACTCGGCAGCCGCCTTCTCCATGGCGCTCGATGCCTGGTTGATAGTTAGCTCAGCCTGGGAGATGGCCAGCCGCTTCTGGCTGTCGAGCAGCTGCTTGGCCCGCTCCTCGGCGAGGCGTTTGGCATCGGCTGCAGCTTTGTTGCTGGCCGCTCCGCTACCACCACCGCCACCGCTGGCAGTTTTCAAGGCATCAAGATCAGGGCTGAATCCGCCGCCAGCCGCTGAAATTTGCGATGCCAGTCGGGCCCTGGAAATCTGGCTCAGAAGTTTGGCCTCTCTGGTTTTTGCAACAAGCAAGCCTGCTCTGGCCGCCTCATCTTGGCCAGTTAGCAAAGGGAATCGAACTGATCTTGCCTCCTTTTCAAAAGCTTTTTGCTGCGCCCTTACCTTTGCCAGTTCACTTGTAAGCTTTTCGCGGCTTGCGGACTTGCCGCCTAAATCACCAAAATAATCATTGGTGCTTCTGCCTGTAATTTTTCCAAGACGCGCCTGAAGCTCAACCAGTTTTGACATCCCATTGATTACCACGTCAATAGCAAGGGTGACAAGACCAAAACGCAACAACCCACCCATTGCGGCTTTCAATGCCGCAACCCGAGGGGCAGCGCCTGCGGCGGCGGCTCCTGCTGCTGTGGCCGATGTAGAAAACAGAGCAAAAATACCAATCGCACCACGAATCAGAGAAGTTGCCGGACCCCACGCAATTGCTACGGCTGCACCAGCAACCGCAAAATTCTTGACCGGCTCTGGAAGGTTATTGAATGCAGTAATTGCACCTGTAACTGCATCAGTGATCTTGTCCAGCGCAGGCAGCAGCATGATCAGCAGATCAGCGCCCAGTGCGCCGACCTTGCCGCTGAGCATTGCCAGCTTGTCGCTGTAGGCGTCGGCCTTTTCCGCAAAGGCCGTGGTCATTTTGACGCTGAGTTTTTCAATGGCGTCGGACCCCATATTCAGCATGGGAATCATTTCGGCGCCAGCCTTGCCAAACAGCTTCAGCGACAGCGCAGTTTTTGCGACGCCATCAGGCATCGCCTTAAACCTGTTGGCGATCTCAAGCATCACCGAATCAGCGGACTTCATCTGGCCGCTTGAATCCTTGATGTTGATTCCCAGGGCCTTGAATGCCACCGCCTGCTGCTTGCTCCCAGCGGCTGCGTCAAGCATCCCTTTGGACAGCTTTACCAGCGCCTTGCTCACCGCATCAATATCCGTGCCGCTGGTGGCCGCTGCTTTCTTAAACCTGGCCAGGGCCTCGACGCTCACGCCTGTGCGCTGGGCCAGGTCGTACATCTTGTCTCCTGCATCTAGCGATCCCTTGGCCAGGCCCACCAGGCCCGCCACGCTGAGCAGCGGGGCCAGCGCACCCAATGCACCAGATAGGCCGCCAGCAGCTCCAGTGAGGCCACGCATGGCGCCAGTGACGCCTTTGGCTGTTCCCTCAACCGATTGCAATCCGCGGTTAAGGGCGACGATCTGGTTTGCGCCTTGTACGTCAGCTTTGATGCGGAGCAGCGCATCCATGTTCATCGCCATGGCTATTCCTCCCGCTTAGCTTTTGCCGCCAGGATCGCCGATTCAATCACTTGCAGATCCTCCAAGAGTGCGGCCGGCTCCTTCACTCCATACAGGCTAAAGAGCCACCTTGCAGCGACATAATCCAGGCCGATGATCCCGTTCATTCCCACGCGCCATTGAGTCTCCAGGCGCAGGAACATTTCCACCGTTTCCCAGTTTTCCTCCCACACCTTGAAGTGCGGTGATTTCGCCGGTGCATCCGTGACGATGTTGAAGGCCTGAGCGGCTTTCTCTAGATCCTTGTCGCCTTGATCGCCACCGAGCCAGTGCTCGGCAAAGTCAATTAAGTTTTTTTTTGGCGCCCTTGAGCGAATCAAAAAACGCCTCAACGATCGCCGCTGAAACAGATGGTACGTCGAGCACCTGGGCCTTGGCCTTTTCACTGAACGGCACCTCGCCGCCTTCGCCGTCATCAATACCGGCCCAGCCCACCAGCACCTCACCAGCGATCTGCTGGTCGGTGATCATCCCCTCTGTGTCCTGGTCGTTCTGAATGGCGCGCAGGCGGGCCATAACCGACTCCTGAATCTCAACGATTCGGGTCTGGGTTGGCCGCTTGAACTCCGCATCAAACGATTGCTTGAGGAACCGACCCCCGTCGGTCGGCACATCAAACGGCACCGGCCAGTTGTAGGTATCCGTTTGCTTGAGGATGAAGGCCATTGATGGATTAGAGGTGGTGGTGGTTCCGCAAGACAAGCGAATCAACTAAAAACGAGCGAAACCTCGTCGTTGCCCGCCGTGGTCGGCACCGACACGAAGGGCAGGTTCAGCATCCGAACGCCGTCCTGTTCGCCGTAGGCGGGGGTGGTGATGTCAGTCTGGGGGCTGTTGAACACAACCCGGTTGCCGGCCGTGGTGCCGTGGGTGAAGGTCAGCCCGCCAGTGGCCGATGCAAGGGCGATCTGGAAGAAGTCCTTGGTGGCGAGCGTGGGGGCTTCGATCATGCAAGATCCACTGGGCTTGCGATCCGTGATCAACACTTCGCCATTGCCGCCGCCGACTAGCTGCCGATAGACGGTTTCATTGGCGATGTCGAAATCGAACGACTGCAGCAATCCGCTGTAACCGAAGATGGAGAACGCGGAGGTGTTGCCTTGGCGGAACACCAGCGGCGTGGCCTGGGTGGTATAGCTGGCGCTGACAGGCGACGTGTCGGTGGGAGCGTTGTACTGGCCGATCATGGAGAAACTGAGCGAGGGAATCTGGCCCACCTCGCCCTTGATTGAGAACGAACCTCGGCAGCCGGTCAGTGCGTGGTTCAGCCCGTCCGTGTTGTAGACGAGGGTGGATGATCCGAAGCTGCCTGAGACGGGGGCGTAGGTGTTGCTGGTGCTGGCCACCGTGGTCATTGCCATGCCAGAGGCCAACAGCAGGTTGGAGTAGCGCGGGGCCGTGCCCGCCACCCCGGATCCCGCAAGCTCAACGTCGAACTTCAGCTCTGCATAGGTCTGTGCAACCAGGCCCTCTGAGTTGCCGAGATACCCGCGGATCAGGTCCCGGCTCACCACGTCACCAGCCAGGGGAGTGAGGTCGAGATTTTTTACCAGCACCGCGTCCGTGTTGGCCGGGGTGCTGTTAGTGCCATAGGCCGATTCGGCCTTGGCCAGGATGTAACTCTTACGCGCCAGCAGGGCCATCGGTCAGTTCCTCGGGGGTGGGGTCAGAGGGTGTAGCCGGCTCGGTGCGCTCGATGAGAGTGCGCTTACCGGTTTTGGGGTCCAGCAGGTAAGAACCACCCTGGCCCTGGTATTCATCAACCAGGCTAGGCACGGGTTTAATTGGACAAGTCATTAAAAGCAGTCCGGTAGAGGATCCTGTAGTCGCACATGACCACCCCAGTGGGCTGGTCGCTGTCCATCAATTCAAAGGTTACGGGCAGTGGCTGCACGTCCATCGCTATCCCGCCCAGGGTCTGATCAGCGGTGAGCCTGCTATGCACGTCCTGCACAATCGGATCGGCAATCTGATCGGGGATGAGCCCCCGCACGATCACCATCACCCTGGCCGTCAGCCGCCAGGTAAGGGTGGGCAGGCTGGTATCAATCGAGGGATCGTCAGCAACCCATTCGATGCTGATGGCCGGCGTCTCTGCCCTGGCAAACGCTTCCGGGCGACTGCGGTAAATCCGCGTGCCGACGCCCGTGGTGCCGGTGAGCGTTGTGCGGATTGCGGCGAGAATTGTTTCGCGTTTGGTGGTCATTATTTCAACAGTGCGACTAGAGCAGCCTTTTGTTCATCTGTAAGGCTGGCAAGCAGATCGGCCTTGGCCTCAGTTTTGGGCTGTGGTTCTGTGTAGATCGGATAAAGGCTGTCGGGGTCGGCAACTGCTGTGCAAGCCTCTGGCGGTTGCCAAGGAGATTCACCGTCCCACAAAATGCGGTTGATGCAGTTGTTGTCGGCGTCAAGGATTGCGTAATCCATAATTACCAGCTCCAGATGCGAACGTAACCAGCGGCGCCATCGCCACCGGGCCCAGAGTTAAAACCATTAAGGCTTGCGCCGCCACCACCTCCGCCGCCCCCTGGAAATGCGCCATTTCCGCCTGCGGTTGATAATCCAAAGCTAGAAGCTGTGCCACCGCCACCGCCATCACCTCTAGTGGTTCCTGCTGAGCCTGCGGCACCACCGCCGCCGGTAGCAATAAGATTCGCGCCACTATTTTTTTCTTCGCCAAATCCTTGGCCACCGATGCCGCCAATGCTAACGGCGTTTGCAGTACTTATTCCACCGCCAGCAGCACCAGCGCCTGGACCATGTGATGCTCTAGTGCCAGCACTACCAATACCTCCACTACCATCCGCACTGCCACCTGCTGCACCTCCATAAATACCTGCATTAGCCGCGTTGCCGTAATAAACGTTTGCGCCCCCAGATCCGCTAGTAAGGGTTCCTCCAAGACCATTTGGGGATGAAGTAGAAATCAGCAAACTGCCAAATGAAGATGAGCCCCCGTTAGTGCCACCTGCACCACTTGTGTTATCCGTTGTTACGGCAGCGCCACCTGTACCGCCAGAACCAATCGTGACAGTTTCAGTGGCGCCAGCCAATGATGCAGGCATCCAACGGCTTGTGAACTTTCCTGATGTGCCGCCGCCACCTCCGCATCGTATAGAAGCAGCGGCTCCACGGCGTCCGCTACCACCGCCTGCACCACCGCCAACACACTCGACGTAGATCAATGTCGCGCCAGCAGGCTTAGTCCAAGTGCCGCTGCTGGTGAACTCTTGGTAATTGCCGGATGATGCAGCAGCAGCGCCCCATGTAGGAATGGCGCCCGCCCCAGCAGATTGGAGCACTTGGCCGCTAGTGCCAGCGGATCCATTTACTTGAAGTGGGCCTCTAAAGTTGGCGCCAGTGAGAAGGTCGCGGGTCATTAGCCAATCACCACCACGCGGTAAGCGTTAGACGCCGGGGCCGTAGCAAACACAATGGTCAGCGTGTTTGTTGTGGCGTGGGTCACGTCGGTGATTACCTCTTCGCCATTGCTGTTCTGAAAAACAGTTACGCCCACATCAAGGCTGCCAAGATTGTGCGTCACCGTGTAGCTGGTGGCGGAACCATC